CGGGATAAACCAGGCAGGCAGTTCAAAACCAATACGCCCGCGAATAAAAGCAATATGATCTGCATCTTCCGGCCACCACACTTCGCTGGTGGCAGCTTTGATCAGGAAAACATAGCGCCCGCCTTTATCACGCATGGCACTGGCATGTTTCATGATGTAACGCATGCCGGTGATGTATTGCCCCTCATGCTGACTGGCGCGGCTGTATGGGGGATTACCAAAGGCAGCACCTTTAAGCTCCGCAAGACGTTCTGACCAGTCATGCGCCAGCGCGTTGTCTTCCGCCGTGTAATACGCGGCACATTTGGCGTTATCACCATCGGTAAACAGATCCAGAACAAACGGGCCAAACAGGGTGTTAATCCCCCAGAAAATGTTATCCGGCGTGCGCCACTGATCGCCCACTTCCTTCAGTTCATGGGCTGGTTTGTTCCGCAGTTCCACCAGTGCCTGACAATATTTATTACTCATTAAGCCCCCACGTAATTCCCTGACAGATACCACTCTTCACCCGATGCAGCGCGCTTGCTGCTTTTCCGTAAGCACCGCTCACGACGCGCCAGAAAATTGTTTCGTTCTGGCTGGGAGTGGCTTTCACGGAATGCCGCCATCCACACGGTTGCAGCACGACGAAATAAGCCCCTGGACTCCAGTTCTTCAGCCTGGCGGGTCAGGCACAAAATCACCCGGGGATCGTTAGTGCCGACATAGAAATTGCGCACAGGTCTGGTTTCACGAACTGGTTGTGGTTCCGGCTCCTGCGCTCTCTCAGTCAGGCGCGGGAAATGTCTGCGTGTATCTCCTTCACAACGGTGAGCCACACGCCCGCTCTGACGTAACTTGCTTGCTGACTGCAGTACGCGCTGCCGTGAGTAACCTGCAAAAGCATCCGCAATGTCTCCGGAAGTACACCCCGGATGGGCTTCAATGAATTTCTGAACGTCATTCAAAAGACTCATGCTCACCCCCTGAATCCTGCCGGGATCTGGCTGTAGTCCACATTGTCGTAACTGGCTTTGAAGTACGGGTCTTCGCGTTTTTCTGTGTACGTGCTGATGGACGGCGATAAGCGCAGGGAAAGCTCATCCCATTTTTCCCGCAGCTTCGACGGGCTGAGCACGTTACGGCACCAGAACGGATCGCGGCTGATGCGGCTGTACATCTCGCAGATTTGTTTGTGAGTACGACCATCCTGCACACACATCAGGCGAATTTCGTTTGCCCAGGCTGTCCAGTTCGGTTCTTTGGGACGAACCACCTCGCCGTCACATTCGGCGGCCTGCTCGTACAGGGCGATGATTTTTTTCCAGAGCCACTGTGCGCAGGTCAAATCATCCTGCGTTCCCCACTGGCACTTTTTAGGGCTGAATACAACCGCATCAGGATGGCGAGTTAAAAAATCCTGTTCAGCCGTCTGCGTGTCCGGTTGCGAAACGTCCGGACGAGAAGGTTTTTTATCTGACGGATCATATTTTGATTTTACTGACGGATCCCCGCCAGATTCTGACGGGTGAAAACCCGCTTTTTTGCCAGATTTCGACGCATCAAATTTTGACGGGTCAGATTTTGATGCGTCAGATTTTGACGGGTCAGAATCTGACAGTTGAGAAAATGCCGCGGCCTGAAGCTTCGCAACGTTAAGCTGATAAACATTCGACGCATTACGGTTACCCTGGCGACGCGCCTTACGCGTTAACCAGCCTTCTGCTTCCAGCCGTGCAATAGCCGTTCTGACGGTACTCATCCCCGCGCCAATCTGGCGGGCAATGGTTTCAATCGATGGCCAGCACACACCTTCGTCATTACTGAAATCAGCCAGGCGGGCCATAATTGCCACACTGGATAATTTCATGCCTGACGCTGCGCAACCATCCCATACATAGCCGGTTAATTTAGTGCTCATGACCGACCTCTATTTCCCTGAATTTACGACGAAACTGTTCGAGCGGGCTGAAGCACTCATGCTCATAGCCTTCGCGGAGGTAGATAACCCGTTGTGTTTCCGGTTCCCAACGAATGACTCTGACGGGTACTCCGTAGTGATCTTTGAACCAGCGGTTAACTTGTCGCAAAGGACTGTCTCCTTCTGCCGGTTGAAATCACCCACAGCCCACTCAGCAAAGCTGTGGGTTACAATTTCCCTGTCACCTGGTACATTTACTGCATAGCAATACTCCACCTTCGCTTTTCCACCCGGTACAGGAAGCGCAATCAGTTGCGAGCGACGGTAGTGTGTTGTTAAACTGTTCATGCGTTAGTTTCTCCACAACCAGAAGCAATCGACGCCACGACGCCCGGAGCTGCACACTCGCGGGCGTCATTACTTTCTGAAACGCAAAAAATTTTGTAGACAAGTGCTGCATGCTCCTGCAGCTTCGAAATTGAGAGGTACAGCTCGTCGTTAATTGCTGTCTTCTCATGCGGTTCCACTACACCGTCTTCGATTGCCGAACGAATCTGTTTTGAATAACTGCCGATCTGTTCAATGACTTCCAGTAAACGCTGGTTAATATCGGCATTGTCCACATCCTCGACGTCAGGAAGAGACACAAAGACGCCATTTGCAGACTGCGCCACAGCGTCAGCAATGAAGTGAGTGCCACCAGCACGTTGTAAAATCATTGCCCATCCCAGCGGGAAAATCTGATCGCCATCGGCACGAAGGCGGTTAAATAATGCGTTCTCTGTTACATCCAGCCAGTCAGCTGCTTCAGCGTAACCACCCGGCAACGCTGCGATAGTTTTTCTGACAGCTTTCACGTACCACTCAGGCTGTTTTTCTACTTTCCAGTGATACTTACCCACGGTTAGCCTCATCGTTCTGTGGTTTCTGTTAATCGATTTATCCATTAGATTTTTCATAAAGCTCAGGTTTAAATGGCAACCGTCCGCAAGTTCTATATGCTGCTTCTGCTGCACGTCCTTTTGGAATTAACTGGCCCGGACGGTTTCGCCACTGATAAACGGCCTCAGTTGTTATGCCGAAAAAAGCAGCAACTTTCTCAATACTGCCGAAGTAGCTTTCGATATCGTCAGTTGTCATACGCCCTCCAAAACTAAGTTTTATTAGATGTTAATTATCAATCTATCTTAGGTCAATAAAAACTAAGATTACTTAGTAATTTAAGAAATGGTGCTCCTATGGAAACGGTTGGTCAGCGTATAAAAGCTCTGAGAAGGGTTACCAGAACGTCCCAGAAAGAATTGGGTAAATTTTGTGGGGTAAGTGACGTTGCTGTGGGGTACTGGGAAAAAGACATCAATGTCCCTGGCGGGGAAGCACTTTCGAAATTAGCGAAGTTCTTTAATACGTCAATAGATTACATTCTTTATGGTGCTGAGTTTGAAGGCAAACTAGTCACAAACATGCGCAGAGTTCCTGTAATTTCGTGGGTTCAGGCTGGGCAGTTTACTGAGTGCAGGGCAGCAGAAGTGTTTAGTGAAGTGGACAAGTGGGTAGATACATCTTTAAAGATTGGTGATAACTCATTTGCATTAGAAGTTAAAGGCGACTCCATGACTAATCCTAATGGCCTCCCAACAATACCAGAAGGTGCAACAGTGATTGTAGATCCTGATGCAGAACCTCGTCATGGAAAAATAGTCATTGCTCGACTTGATGGAACGAACGAAGCTACAGTAAAAAAATTAGTCATCGATGGTCCTCAAAAGTTTTTAGTGCCATTAAATCCACGGTATCCCAACATCCCAATCAATGGTAATTGCCTGATCATTGGTGTAGTCAAAGGAGTTCAATACGAACTCTAGTACCTCCCTTCTCTAACCAAGGCACCAAACTAAGAAAAGTTTGGTGTTTCCTCTTGCCTTAAAAACTAAGTTAAGTTAGATTTAATATCAAAGATAACGAACAGGCAGGACGCCCACAAAGTAGCCTCCTGGGGCAAATGAAGTCCAGGATGATTCGTTAGCAACAAAAAAGCGCCCTATAGGACGCTTCGATCTTTAACAATCTGGGTATCATCCAACCAATGCAAGATTTAAGGAATCCAAGGCGAATTCAGATCTCGCCCCGACTCACGTAATGATCTTGGTCGTTCGTACATCGGATTTTTTTCCATAAGAAATTTATTTTCACAGTGAAGGCAACGGCTTGTAAGAAAATGAGAAGTTTTACCTACTGGAAGCGGATGAAGTATCGATTTTATATTTTTGGAATAACAAAGTGGGCACAGATGCACAGTTATTTCTTTTCCACTCACAATTTCATTTTTAGAGTAAACAAAAGCACCAGAGTCAAGCTGATCAAGGACATATCCTTCTACCTTGGCACAAAAATCTTCAAACTCTGCAATTTTTGCTTTGAGATGCATCACCTCTTCATCACGAAGGCGGATCGCATCGCCAAGAGAGAAGCATTCTGCCTGAAGCGTGATTAGTTTGTTCTGGAGTTCAATGGTTGCAGCTTTAACTTCTGCATCCGTTTTCGCGTCATTAATAACCTTAGCAAGACCGGCAGTCTCCTTTATAGCAGCCATAGCCGCAGACAGTTCAGCTATCACGTTGAATACTCAGCTAGTTGTTGGGGGTATCCAGATTAACCAAATCCTTGTTGTTGGGGAATAACCAGGTCCACCTCGCCTGATGTGGCTAAAAGCAGGCACATAACAGCTAAGTATTTTCAACCAGAGAGAATCCTTAGCGTTGTGGTGAATGCGGCTCAGCGCACGCGGGTTAAGGTTGAGGCTGACAGTCGACCTTCTGTGGATACCCACCCGTCTGGTGTGCAACCTTCGCCAGGCACCGGGAGGCACCCGGCACCACAACTTTATGCTGTGTGTAGTCCTGGCGGTACCAGTTTGTACCCTTGCTTCCGGCTGGAACCGTCCTTTTTACAAAACAGAGAAGAGCATCACCGGACGACGGGCTCATAACCCAATCCATCCGGGCGGCTGCCACCGCAGGTGTTCTTCTCTGTTTTGTGGAGAAACTAATCGGCCTTGCAGGGTCGATATGATGAGGAGCAGCAAAATGGCTAGCGAACGCAGTACTGATGTGCAGGCATTTATCGGGGAGCTGGACGGCGGCGTATTTGAAACCAAAATCGGCGCAGTTCTCAGT